TACCTGTAATTCGGATGCTTATGAACAGTGCATGCACTACGATGGAGATGGTGGATGTATCCACCCTATACGGAAACGATAGGAGATAGCAGCTATGACAGAAGTAAGAGACTTATCGACAGGTAAAGTATGGAAGGACTATCCGGATCTGGATTCGAGGGAAGCTGTGGCAACAGCGTGGGAGGAATATCACGCAGAGAAGCATACTTTCTTTAAAGCGGGGGAAGCAGAGGAGAGAGCATACTATCTGAAAGAGGGAGTTCACTGGTGGTCTAAAGGAAACTTCTGGGCAGAGAAACCAAGAGACGAATGGTGGGAGGAAGTATGAAAGCTTTTAACTTAGCAGGATTATTTATGCTCCTGTGTATACCGGCTCAAGGTATATGTGAGTCAATACCTATAACGATAACGGCGTATTCTCCTACAGTCTCCCAGTGTGACGCTGACCCTCTTGTAACGGCTTCCATGACAAAAGTAAGAGAGGGAATCGTTGCACTGTCAAGAGATCTGGAAAGAAAGCACAACCTGAAATTCGGGGACAAGGTAATAGTAAACTGTGGAGTAAACTCATGGGTACTGGAATTCCAAGACCGGATGCACCACAGGTGGAAAAATAAAGTAGACATTTTTATGTGGAATAGGATGGACGCTTTAAAGTTTGGGAAGCAACAAGGAACCTTGTGGATAAGGAGGTAGCAATGGAAGAGTTTACGGAAGATCAGGGAGTAGAGGCAATCATAGCCCTTCAGAAAATGGGTGGGATAGTTGAACCAGAAGAAAGAGCCAGAAAGAATTGGAATCTCTTTTCGGAGTATGACAAACGCAATACCATGAATTGGTATGATTGGATGTGCAAAGGCGGTGAGTAATGGGGTATCAAGAACGGGTGGATTTAATCAAAGCTTCAAATATAGAGTTCAGCCGTATCTTTGGGAGAGGGCTGGGGCCGTATGTAGATCCTCTATTCGGATTCGATATTGTATCTTTTGATTCGGATATAGGAGTACCTGATGGCATATCCTGTAAAGATTTTATTCTGGAAAAGTATGGCGCCAGAGCAGTGGAGCTGGTTATACAGCTTATCGGAGGAGAGTGATGGACTTTGAAAGAATGAAAGAAGAGTGTCCTTGGTTTATTAAAGAAGATGGATCCTGTGTAGTAACTTTGTGGGGATGCAAAGAGGAAAACTGTGCGCCATATCATTGGGTATGTGAACTGAAGAACTCCATATACATTGATGTAACTGCTGAGATTAAGGACCAATAAGATGGGTTCTTTTTCGATTGATGTAGTAAAGGCCAAGAAGAAACGAAGTACAAGCAGTCTAACAAATGCTGAAGTGGCAGTGATTCGGGAGAGAATGGATCAGGCGGAAGACAAGGAGGCAAAGGCTATAATGGATGAGTACAACATTAGCCTGATGGGTTTGGTTATGCTTACTACGCTAACAAGGAGGAAAGATGTCAGACTTTAAAAGATGCAAGATATGCGGAGAATATGGATGGTTAGATACTCATAAGTGCCAGCAAGCGTGGGATGCCGTAACTTCTGACTACGATCCTAAGTATGAGGACGTAGAAAGAGTTTACGCTGGAAGCGGGAAAGAAGCAGCAGAGAAATGCCTGGGAGAACATCATTCAGACTGGGATTATCCGGAAGAGTTGGAGATGTGGGTACGAAAAGTGGGAGAAACAAAGTGGGAGAAATACATGGTAACGGTGGAGCCTGTGCCGGAGTTTACGGCAACTCCAATAAAGGAGGACAATGGATCTAAAGCTTAGAAAATGGATGTCGGAGATGGCTGAGTTCAGATTACGCGATCCTCAACCTCTACCTGATATTGCTATCTGCTCTGAATGCGGTTGGAGAGGGCCGTCATCAGAATGTGAAACTGAGGAGGACGGAGATTGGGAGACAGGGTATTACGATGTTCATGTCTGTCCAAAGTGTGAAGATGGTGGATGCATAGATAACTATGATATGAGTCCTGAACAACTGAAGAACCGGACAGCGTGGGATAAGAGGGAGGAAGCCCGCAAAAAATAAACCTTGACAAACAAAAAAGAACTCAATACCCTACAGCCTACTATATTAAAGAGTGAGCATATAAATTATGAAATATCTCAGAAGAGAAACACTATGTTCAAGTAATTAGAATGATTGTCAAATAATTTTATCTAGTAGGTTGTAGGACTTGTCATGCTATCAGCCAGAGGCAGAAAATCCCTAAAAACCAAGCATACTCGGGGAGATCCGTCAACTCCAGGGAAGTCCACAGGTCATAGACCATCAGTATCAGATGACCAGATAATGGAAGCTTTAAAAGCTACGGCAGGCTTCATTACTCAGGCATCAGATAAGCTCTCCATATCCCAAAGTGCCGTGTCAGCAAGGATCAAGCGCACTCCACGTATTCAAGAACTCCTTTCAGATATTAAAGCTGGTCACTTAGACTTCTCAGAAATCCAACTATTAAAGTGTATTAAGTCCAAGGACATAGGAGCTATCAAGTATTATCTTGACTCCCAGGGCAAAGACCGTGGATACGGGAAGCATATCTTAATAGACCAGAATACTCGCCTATCAGGTGATCCGGATAATCCATTAAGTATAATAATGGTACCTTCCCTGGATGCCTTCAAAGAACAATTCCCGATAGAGATTGAAGAACCCAAAGAGGAAACTGATGAGGAAGAGGCTGAATAACTATTGTTTAGCTGAGTCTGGACTGGCAGTATATGCCAAGACCAATCCTTATGTACGTCCTTGTGTGATAGTGAGTCAAATAATTATACGCCCTAGTCATAACACGATAATCAAGACAGGTTGAGCCAAGGCTATGATAGGTTTATAATAGTGAGTTAATCTCAGTGCAGCCAAGGCGAAAAAATGTTAAACTAAGGAAGACTAAGTGGGATTGAGTAAATTACAACAGAGAATCAAGAAATACGGACACGAAGCGGTATATGAGTACATAAAACAGAATCCCGGCATACTCTCAACATGGAGTGAGATTGCAAGACCGGAACAATTACCGCCGCCTGGAGACTGGCAATATTGGCTGATCAAAGCTGGACGAGGGTTTGGGAAAACTAGATCGGGAGCTGAGTGGGTCAAGATGAAAGTAGAGACTGGATGCAAAAGGATTGCGTTGGTCGGAGCCACAACCGGGGATGTTAGAGACATTATGGTTGAGGGCGAAGCTGGTATTCTGTCTCTATATCATGGCGAGAAACCACCTGAATACATTGCATCGAAGCGGAAACTGACATGGCCTAACGGAGCACTGGCTACAACCTATTCTGCAGAAGAACCGAAAAGATTAAGAGGCCCATCGCATGATGCTTCTTGGGCTGATGAAGTAGCTTCATGGAAGTACGCTACCCAGACATGGGATCAGCTTATGTTTGGATTACGATTAGGAACGAATCCTCAGTGCTGTATCACCACCACTCCCCGCCCTATACACCTTATTAAAGAGCTACTCAAAGATCCGGCCTGTGTTGTCTCCGTTGGGAGTACCTACGAGAACAAGCAGAACCTTGCCAAACAGTTTTATAAAAAGATCATTCAGAAGTATGAGGGAACCCGGCTCGGCAGGCAAGAGATCCACGCGGAGATACTGGATGATAATCCGGATGCGGTATTCAACCGAGATGATATTGACAAGTACAGAGTGGATAAGATACCTGATGGGATTGACATAATCAGGAAGCATGTGGGAGTGGACCCGGCTATATCTTCAGGGGAGAATGCGGATGATACCGGGATAGTAACATCCGGGCAAGATCAACAAGATCCTTCTCACTATTATGTATTTAGGGATGATACGTGTCACTTGTCTCCGCAAGGGTGGGCCTCAAAGTCAGTGCAGGTATACCATACTTCGATGGCGGATAAGATAATTGGGGAAGTGAATAACGGTGGAGATCTGGTTGGGACTATCATAAAGTCAGTGGATCCATCAGTCAACTATGAGGCGGTGCATGCGTCTCGCGGAAAGATAACAAGGGCGGAACCGATAGGAGCCTTGTACGAGCAAGGGAGAGTTCATCATGTTGGGAGCTTTCCCTTGATGGAAGATGAAATGTGTAATTGGTCACCGGATATGGGAGGCTCACCAGACAGGATGGATGCACTGGTATGGGCTATAACTTCTATGATGAGTCCTAGCAAAATCTTTGTGGGGTAGTATAGAATGGGAATTATAAGTGCAGCAAAGAAGTTACTGAAACGAAATTACGCAATGGCGGATATGTATATGGTAGGATCAGGACAGCCTATCTATTCCACGTTCACGATTGCAAAGGCGGTCAAGGAAGGATACAAGGCTTCGCCCACTGTGTACCGGGCAATTTTTCTGATTACCAAGTCGGCAGCCAGTGTACCTTGGATCGTATACAGTGCAGATAACGAACCGATGCCAGATCATTATCTTACCAAGATGCTGCAACATCCTAATCCAAATATTTCAAAGCAGGATCTATTTGAGCTGATTATTTCATGGCTGCTACTGGCTGGCAACTCATACATGAAGAAAACGAAAGTCGGGAATAAGACCAATGAGTTGTGGCCTATATCTCCGGACAGGCTGGCAGTGGTTCCCTCTAAGGACATTGAGGAATGGTTGAAGGGATACGCTCTGGATAAGTCAGGGATGGTGGATTACGAACCGAGCGAGATTATTCATATGAAGTTCTTCAATCCAGCAAACCCCCTGATAGGTATATCCCCTTTGGAAGCTGTGTCTAAGACGGTGGATGTAGATGTGGATCAGCAGAAGTGGAACAAGTCAGCTATGCAGAACCGGGGTGTACTGGATGGGATCGTTTCAGTTGACCGGGAGATTACAAGCCAGAAGCAAGCAGATGAATTGTCGGATGCTTTAAACGAGTCTGTCTCTGGAACAAAGAACGCCAGAAGGCTGCGGGTGTTTGGGTCGAACGCAAAGTATTTCAGGACTGCAAGATCCCCGATTGAGATGGACTTTAATAACTCAAGGAAAGAGAATCGGAACGAGATCTATATTACCTTTGGAGTTCCGCCACAATATGCAGGAGTCCAGGAGTCAAGTACCTACAATAACTACCAAGCTTCTGAGATTATCTTTTGGGTAGGGACGGTGCTTCCAATACTTGATGATGTGGCTGATGCAATGACATTCAGTTTACAGGATGAGCTTGAGCCTGGACAAAGGATTAGTTACAACAAGATGGCGATACAGGCTATCCGTGGAATCGTGGAAGGGAAAGCAAAGGCTGCACTATACCTATTTAGAATGGGGGTTCCTTTCAATCAGATTAATGGCCTATTTCAATTTGGGGCTAAAGAGTTTGAGGGATGGGATAAGTCCTATGTGGGGGGATTGGATATAGATGCAGATCCATCAGGCAAGGATGATCCTACGGCAGTCAGGGATATTGAGGAGATGATTAAAAAAAAAGTCCGTATCTTGAAGTAAGGATGGAGCCGAAAGACTGGATCATAGAGAAGGACAGGATAGCAGAGGAACATATGTCAGCTTACCAAGCCATATTAGAAGATCAGCAAGCGATGCTCTTTAGCCAATTAGGGAGCATTGATAAGAAGGGTGTGAAGGGCATCCTCAGTTTCTTTGACGGTGATTTGGAAGAGGCGATATTGGATACCTACTTGGAGGCTGGATTGGTCTTCGGGGATGATTTGGTATTTGAGGAACGGGCGGATGATTACGATGAGGCTTTGTCTGAAGCGATTCAGGAAGAGACAAACATATTGAAAGAGAAGACGGACATCCAGGACTCGACTGCAGATCAGATCGGGAAGCAGATGGAGCATGGGGCCAGGGAAGGATGGACTACGGCACAGTTGCAGCAGGCCATAATGGATGTGTCAGTCTTCAAGGCATCGAGAGCTTTGAGAATTGCAAGGACAGTCACCGGTGCCGGGGCAAGCCAAGGACAATTTCTTTCGGGTAAAATGGTGGGCGCTTCTCACAAGATATGGTCTACTGCCGGGGATACGCATGTCAGGGATGCACATCAGAAGTTGAACAATAAGAAGATTGGGATAGATGAAACCTTTTCAAATGGTGGAAGGTACCCACTGGATCCAAGGCTATCGGCTGCGGAGAGAATCAACTGTCGGTGCGGGTTACTCTTTGTGAGAGGGGAAGCGCCGCCATTGACGGATGCGGATTTTGGGGCTACGGAGCCGCCAGAAGATCCTATGATGAAGGCACAGAGTTTAATTAGTTGTACCAACAAGCCATTCAAGAAGGATTGGGATGAAAGATCATTCAGTGAATGGATGGAGTATCGGGCAAAGGAACTGAGGCGGGATGCTTGTAAGGGATACCGTAGAACGACAGGCGGGCGTTGGGTTGATGCAGACGGTAAGAATGTATCAGACGATATATCCAGGCAGCTTAATGAGCTGAAGACTCCACCAGGATGGGTGAATGTGACTGCCAGTAGTGATCCAGCAGCAGACCTTTTGCTGGTTGGGCAGGACTCGAAAGGTCGATGGAAGTATGTATATTCAGATGAGCATTATGAAGCAGCGGATATAGATAAGTTTAATCGGGTGAAGCTATTCTCAAAGGATATGGATTCGGTCAGGGATAATGTAGAGGCGGGGATTGTCAAAGGGGATACCCAAGCCTACCTGTTACGACTGGAAGATGAGACGGGGATCAGGATAGGATCGACTGCGGATACCGGGGCAGACGTTCAGGCTTACGGACTAACTACCCTGGAAGGACGGCACGTTAAGATAGACGGGGACATTATTAAACTGGACTTTATTGCGAAGGAAGGTATACCGGCTTCATATGAAGTCTCGGATCAGGTGGTTGCAGATTTCTTGAAGGACAGACTGGATGTGACGGATGCAGCAGAGCAGATGTTTCCGGATGTTGATAATACCAAACTGAATAAGTACCTGAAGAAGATGTCGGGCGGGAAAAAATATACCGTCAAGGATTATAGGACGTACAACGGAACGCGGATAGCGTATGAGGAGTTGCAGAAGTATTCCGGAAAGGTATATACTGTTAAGGAGAAGGAAAAGATTATTAAGGAAGTGAGTACGGCTGCCAGTGAGTTCCTGATGAATACTCCGGCGATGGCAAAGAAGTCATACATAGATCCGATGGTATGGGACATCATAGGAGGATTGCCCTAATGATAAGTGCAGAGAGAAAAGAGAAAGAGGCAGTCTTTAACGATTGGCTGGACTCTATCAATTTTGCGAAACCAGACGGTACTATCATAGAGCCTACCTTAGTGCCAGACGAAGAGGAAGACCCCGATGCTTAGTGCTGCGGAGAGGATTAATTGTAGGTGTAGTATGGATTTTGCGATAAAAGAAGATGTGCCGTTTTCTACGGCATCCTTTGAAGGCCATGAAACGAGGAGTTGACATGCCAAACAAAAACAAGCAAGGACCAAAAGGGTCGTGGAGCAGGCGTGGGGACCGGGAAGAAGACTGGCGGCAAGAAAGGTAAATGCTGACATGAAATCATCGGTGACATTTTCGTTATACTGTGAGTATTGGGCCATTACGTGTGAAGTGAGTTTGAATTAAAAGGCTTGATAAATGGATGACATATGACCCCCGCCACTTCAAGAAGGAAGGCCCAAAAAAAGGCAAAACACATAAAATACAGAGTGTGCCCTAATGGATGTGACGGGTATATGATTTGTAGAAATGAGGACAACGTACCGACTAAGCGATGCGCGACATGTGGATTAGTAGAGTTACGACCATGGACAGGTGGCGGAAATGGTAGACGCATACCCTAGAACATAGGCAAAGGAGCAATGTCCGTGCAGGTTCGAGTCCTGCCCTGTCCTGTCCATCTTTTTTAAGTATGCCGAGGAAAGACCTTGAATAACACCCAGGCGGAACAAATCAAGAACGAAATTATATCCATATGCAATAAGCACGGACTGTGGAGTACGGTCGAGTACGACCGCAGGCCGGATTTGAAGATGATAAGGATAAAGGAGATATGTATTAAGGTAGATTAAAATTAAATAAACATTCCAAGACGAGCACCATACGGGCCGGTTGGTATCTTTAGATAAGATATTGCTGGCCCTTTTTATTGTAGGAGGTGACCAGATGAAACACAGGAAACTGCTGGTGGGCGACCAGTTGGGGACCGAGCAAGACAGGATGGAAGCGGAGCTGGAAGCATTGAATGTTAAGATGGATGAGTTGGAGAGAATGGAAAGAGAAGTCGCACAGGATGTTTTAAGATCGAGGGTTGAGGAGAGGGCTAGAGCTGGTCGTACAGCCAATGATTCAGGCATAGTAGTTGGGACACCATCTGAGTATACCACAAGGGCAACAGCGGTTTCGTTTTTCAGGAGATAGGGGATGCAAGTCAACAAAGCTGGATTAGTAAATGCTAAGAGACTGATCAAGCAAGGAGAGGTCAGCTATTCCAAGTGGTCATTCTCTGTAAGTGATGAGAACAAACTGCTCGGTGGGAAGGACGGAGACAACTGGGCAGAATATAAGAAGTGGTTTTTAGGAGAGGATACAAACCAGAAGCCGAAAACAAAGGCCAGATACAAGTATCCCATAGGCAAGAATGGCAAGGTGTTTGTTGCCGCTTTAGATGCAGTCAGGATAAGAGCCGCACAGCAAGCAGCCTTACCGATTTTTAACGCAGCCGGAGGATTAATAGTCATGGCAAAAGAACAGAAGGAACAGAAGTCCACTGCAAGGGATCTTGAAGTCAGGTCAGTTGGAGAAATCAGAGGGATCACGGACGAGGGGATTGTGGAAGCGTACCTTACCAAGTGGGGAACGGTAGATGCGTATCGGTCAACCTTTGTGGAAGGATCCTTCAAGAAGACCTTTCAGGAGAGAGGGGATAAGATCCGACTCCTCTGGGATCACGATGTACTGATTGGTAAGGTAATTGAAACCAGAGAGGATCAGTACGGGCCGTGGGTAAAAGGCCAGATCAATATGAATACTGCTGCGGGCCGGGATGCTTACGAGCACATCAGGGCCGGGGATGTTACAGCTTTCAGTTTTGGATTCAATACCATTAAGGATAAGGTAGTGGATCGGGTACGGATGATTTCGGAAGTGAAGTGTATGGAAGCATCGCCTGTAATATTTCCAGCGAATGAGCAAGCTTCCATTGTATCTATCCGAAAGATCACAGCGAGTGGTGGGGATGAAGAGTTTGAAACGTCTATTCTTAATCGGGACGAGACGAGGAATGACCTTAACCCTGATGTGACTATCCAAATAGATACACCAGGGCTGTCAGCCGAACTTGACGAGAAGGTAAAGGGTGTATTCAAAAGCATGCAGGCTACCGAGGAGGAAAGGGCCACAGACTACGCTGAGACGCTCCTGCTGGATAAGCTGAGAAGTGAAGGCGAGTTTTTGATGAGTGCTCTGTGGACTACCTTGAATGATATTTGGTGGGATGGTGCTATGACGGAGACTGCGGATCAAATTGTTCCGAACACTGATGCAGCCCTCCAGACTTTTCATGGTGCCTATTTGGAATGGGCCGCGAACTACATAGAGAGATTCTATTCAGGGGAACGGTCGATACCGGGAGAACATGAGATTGCTGCCGCTTTGTTCAGGCACAGCAAAGGTGATTTGGAAGGGGTTGCAAAGGATACTTCTTTTAAACTTCAAGAGCTGCTGGATATGAGGAATGGAGGATTACTTCCGATGGAATCCAGGGGCAAACTGGCCGAGCTGCCCGAAGAGATTCAGCAAGCCCACCAGACGGAAAGGACAAAAGCGGTAATGACACTATGCGATGAGTTGAGGCACGGTGGATTCTCGGAGGCTGAAAGGGCCCGGTTTAATGCCCTTCTCTTTGATCCAAAAGACAAAGAGGTTCCAGCCGATACCACAGATGAGGAAGGGGAAGCCTTCGTGTCAGAAATCAGAAACCTGAGAGAGAAGTTGGATAAAGGAGACGAGGAAGATGCCTAGCATTAAAGAACTGCGTGAAGAGGTAATGGCAACCTTTGAGACCCTTAAAGAGTATAATGATAAGGCCATCGAAGAGGCAGAAACCAGGAACGGTACTGCTACTGCGGAATCCAGAGAGATCGTGGATAAAGTAAACACCGCTATCACGGATCTGCAAGGAAGGATTGACGAGTTTGAGAAACGGATGGACCGGCCTCATTTCAACCAGGAAAATCCGGAAAAGTCCGAAGAGGAATCTCTTCAGATGCGGGCTTTGGAGAAATGGCTCCGGTATGGATTCAGTGAAGATGGCCCCGAGAGAATGTCAGTTGAAGAGAAACGTGCGCTGGCTGGCACCTCCGATGCCGATGGTGGGTTCCTTATTCCTCCGACCTTTGAGTCTGGGATTATCATGAACGCCTATGATCTTGCGGAGCTCCGCCCGATCTGTCAGGTGGGAACAACCGGAAGGGATCTGGTAGTTCTCGGTGCGCTCTCTAAACCAACGGTAGCCTGGGGTCGTCAGAGTGTGGCGATTACTGAGCAGGATCTTACAACCGGTGGGGAAAGGATTCAGATTTATGACTGCCGTGCGCTTACCCTGATTTCCAATAACACCCTTGACGATGCGGAAGCAAATATCGTTGCCGAGATGACTGATGCATTCGGAAGGGCTCTTGCTGAAGCAGAGGACGATGCGTTTGCAGCTGCGGCTGGCGATGACTCTCCTTCTGGTTTTTCTGCGGATACCGCAGTACAGGCAAGGTATACTTTCTCCGGTGTTACGGCGGCTTTATCGGATGCTACGCATAACGGCTTCGATGCTCTGACCGCATGTTACTACGGGATTAAGAAAGCGTATCGTAGGAATGGAACCTTTGCTTTGAACTCCAATACAGAGGAAGAGATACGGAAACTGAAAGATGGGAACGGTCAGTATTTGTGGTCCCCCTCTGTTATCGCGGCAACCCCGGCAACCATCCTGGGCCGCCCGATTGTCAATCCTGAAGGCATGGCAGATATTGGGGCTAATGCTTACCCGATTGTGTTTGGGGATTTCCAAGCTGGATACAAAATCCGTGATCGTGCTGGTCTGTCCGTTCGTAGACTGGATGAGCTGTATGCCGCATATGATCAGACCGGGTTCCAGATCAAAAAGAGAGTCGGTGGGAAAGTTACTCTGGCAGAAGCCTTTTGCCCGATTAAGATTGCAACTTCCTAGAACCTGTAACCTTTTAGCTGACTATTAAGAGGAGAGGAATCATGAACAAAAAAAGATGGATCAGTCTAACAGTGGCTTTCCTGCTTGTGAGTACGGCGGGGTGGCTGGTTGCGGCTGACTACAATTCTCCGTGGGTGAAGACTCAGGCATTGTATTTGAACAATGTGCTTGTGACTTCCACCGCTGCGGAGCTGAATTACTTGGATGACGGGCTGGCGAGGACCAATCTCGTTGAGGATGCGCTTCAGCCCTATGGCATTGCAGTCAATCAGATCATGGCTGCGGATGGTGCCGCCTTGGGTGTTGGTGAAACTGCAGGTGACTTCTACTTGAATCTTGGGACCAATTTTATGAACCTGAGGGGCGAGGAAGCTGTAAGCGAGACGGAAACATCTATTGGATACATCCAGTTTATCCTGCCCCCAGAGTATGTGGCGGCAGGGGATGTGAAGATACGTTTTCATTGCCAGATTGCTGGTGCTGGAACGGATAATGCCAGCACGTTTGATATGTCGGCGTATGAAATGGCTAATGGTGCCGTGGGTTCGGATCTTTGTACGACCACTGCTGTGAGTTTTGCAGCTAAGACGACCTATTATGATAAGGACTTTACGATTACCGCAACGGGTCTTGTGGCTGGGGATATTTTGGTTTTCAAATTCACTGCTGCGATAATCGAAAGTGTGGGGTCAGCTTTGGCTTTTTACAGCGATCCCCCGAAGATCCTTCTGGATATTAAGGGATAAAACAGAAACAGTTTTCTGGGATAGGGGTAGCCCCTGAATAGCTGGTAACTCCCGGCCAGCGTTCCCAGAAATTTAAACGGGGGTAAAAGGAGAAACATCATGAAGATGGATATTA